AAGTAAGCCAAGAAAATGATCTGCCCCCACTGGCCCAGCAACTGGACGTAGGACTCTTGGGCGTTGTAGCCGTAGGCAGACATCGCAGTAAAGATAAAGTAAGCCAAGAATATGGCGATCAACGCCATAGGGCGAATGTTCTTGGACAGCCAAGAGTCAGACCCCATGTCAGACCGCCAGCGCTCCGTGATGGATGTCTGTTCGATCTCAAACAGCTTGGTGTCGTTAGCCATCTTTGCCAGTTCACCGTCTTGCGCCATCTTGGCAAGGTCCAGTTGCGCCTTGGCCTTGGCTTCTGGGTCAGGAATGAGCTTGTCGATGAGCTTGCCGCCCACCTCAAGCAGTGCTGTCAATGGGAACATCAATTACCCCTTTAGATCAAAACTTAGGTTGGTGTGGCGGGGATACTGCACAACGCGCTCCCCTTCGGGACATTTGTATTTGATGGTTGCCAGCAGCGTTGCTTTTCCGCTGGCGATTTTTTCTTTTCTCACCATCGTGAGTTGGTACGTAAACGTGTCAATTTCCGGCCCTGCTGGGCCGCTAAACTTGCTTGCGGTGGTGGTGGCTTCATGCACCATACCAGCCGCATCACGAATGCTTGGGGTAAAACTCTCAACAGAGCAGTCGTCGCGCTTCTTGATCCGCGCAACCGTAACGGTGATGGGCTGTCCATCCTCTGCCACAATCTTAAAATTCTCTGGCGACCATTCAATGATGGCTTTGTCAAACAAACCGAACTTGTCGGCAAGCGTGTAACTGCCTCCCAACGCAGCAACACTGGCGGCAACAGCCCCAATGGCCTTGGTAAGGTCAACCATATACCACCTCAACAAAAATTTTGATGCACCAGACAACCAGCCCGACAAGAAGGGCTGCGGCAATGAACGCAACAGCCCAATCTTTCATTTGGTGATCCACACCACGGAGAAGATTGTCCCACCCATCGCCACGATCATCAGACCTGCGGTCTTCATCAAGATGGCTTCGATGCGCTTGAGGCGCGCGTTGATCTGGTCATACCGCAGGGCGCAGATTTCCTCATGGGTTGACAGTCGGGCTTCAGTCACGTCGATCGTGCTCATCTTGGGCTTTCTGCAATTGCTGGTTGATTGACTGAATGACGGGCGCGACCTCACCGTAAGGTGCAAGCATGAGCGCCCGGTTGATGACAGCCAGTTCTTGAGGGGTCAAAGTGAGGGTGATCATACGCCGTAGTAAGGGAGTTTGACGTTGGTGCCTGCAATGTTGACGGTCAAATAACCGGCCACTTGTGCAGGGGGTGCACCATTGGCACCAGCAGTTGCCGACGAGGTGGCGTAGCTGTTGGTCCAAGCAACTGTTCCAGCCAAGATCAGCGTACCAGTGTCTGTCAACACGAACTTGTCTGCACCGCTGACAGAGTAGGTCAAGCCGGGGTCACCAGTGCTGGAGTGACGCAGACGGTACGCAGACGAGGCGTCAAACGCCATGTTCTCGCCATCTTTGATTCGGATGGCCGATGTGCTGTTGGTCGAGGTGCCCAAGTCGATACCGACACCGTAAGTGCCGGACATCTGAATGCCCCATGTGCCAGAGCTGGACACCTGAACGCCAACGGTCATGTTGCCTTGCAGCGTGATGCCGTTGGTCAACTGGCCTTGTGTCAGGTCGATGTTGGTAGGTGCAATCCGCAGGCCGTAGGAGGTGGTGTTGATCGTGCCGCCCGACACGCCCTTGCCCACGGAGATGTCCACACCGACACGGTTCAAGCCGGTGTCTGTGCCGTTGGCAAAGATGCCTGCTTCGATACCAATCAGGCCAGCCGTGGGGTTGGCTGTCTGGGTGTAGTCACGCGCCTCAGACACGATACCCCATGTCGGGCCGGTGCTGCGCTTGTTGCCTTGACCGTAGACGCCCACGTTCTCGCCAGCAGCGGAGTAGTTGTCCACGATGCCGATGATGGTCCACTCGAACGATGTCTCGGTTGCGCCGGTGATCGTGCGTGCCCAGATGTTGGGGTTGACGTAGCCAACAGTGCCGCCCGAGACAGCCGAGGCGTCACGCAGCGTGTTGATCGGTGCCTTGGTGTTACCGTCCAGCGCGGCGGCAGTGGGTGATGTGCCGTCGATCTGTTGCAGACGGGCGTTGACAGTGGTTGCCACGCCAGTGTCAGCAGGGGTGTAGCCAACCAGCGTAGCGCCGTTTGACGCAGCCAGTACGGCCAGCGTAGGACCGTTGGGGCCGTTGACGTTATCCGATGTCCAAATCTCCACATCGTCGGAGTCCTTGAGCACCATGAAGTAGCGACTGTCGCCGCACCACACTGCTGCCTCACCTCGGCTGTTTAGGATGACGGGGTTGGTGTTGGCCGTGCCGCCCGTGTAGTCGGTGTACGTGGCCTGTGGGGTGGTCGTGCCAGCAGCGTAGGTGAACAGCTTGCCGCCCACCAACGGGTTACCGTTGGCGTCGAAGAACTGCATTACTGGACTGGGAATGAGCGTAGTGGGCATGATGTGTTCCTAGTTACTTAGCAAGAGCGTTTTGGATTTCTTGCTCGGGCGTGAGCATGTTACGCTGAAATGCGCGGGTCTTTGGGCCTTGACCGCCGGTTTTAACCGGGCGGGCTTTGCGAAATTGTTCTTCCAGCATTTCCAATTCGCCTTGCAGCTTTTCACGAGCAATCATAGCGTCTTGGCGCAAGCGCAAGTTATCCGAACGAGCGGCAATATCCGCTTGCATTTGGGCTTTTTGCTTAACCTTATCAATGGTTTCTTGCAACCATACGCGGTCCATTAACTTAGTGGCAAGGGCTTTATCCGACAACGTTTTCATGCCTGGAACAATATCGGCCAAATTGACTTTTGTCTTTTCCCACGCAATCCGTTGTTCAGCGCTCATCAGGGCAGGCGACTTGCCGGACGACAAGATGTCAGCAGCACCAGACAAGCTCTTACCCGTGCTTTCAATGATCTGAATGTCAGGTGTAGCGCCACGCAGCGTTGTATCAACAGGCACCAATCTGCCGCTAACTGGGTCCAGGTCAAACACTTGACCGCCGCGAGTGGGCTGGCGTGCAGCCGCCTCGGCCGCAGCAGTTTGTTGTTCGGCCTGCTGACCCAGCGTGCGAGACATGGCGGCGCGTCGAGCGTCCTCGGTACGCAGCATGTTCATAGTGCCTTCGGCACTCGGTGCTGGCAACTGAGCAGGGCCGGGAGCAAAGCCTGGTGTTGTCACTCGGGGGCCATATTGCTCGCCCTGCATCACAAAATTTGGGGGTGTAAACGCCTGCTGCGAATAGTCGTAGGGGGCCAACGCGTTGACAGGGGTGTTAGGCTCAACAGGGCGCAAACCGCTGGGGACGGGGCGGTAGTCTTCAGGTATGGCCCGCGAACGCTGATACCCCGGCGATGCCATACGGCGAGCCATCAAAGCAGACGCAATGTTGCCGCCCGCTGCACCTGCCGCACCGCCAATGATTGCACCAGGCAGGCCAAACGGCGAACCAATAATTGCGCCTGCTGTACCGGCAGCGCCCGAACGGGTGGCTTTTTCGCGCCATGTTGGCTCACGAACTAAACCGCCCTGTGTTACTTCAGGAAAGTTAGCCGCTACGTTAGCCAATTTGGCTAGTTTGCCAGACAACGGTTTGCCTTCTGCGGCCAATGCTGCCAGCGCTTGTGGGTCCACTACGCCGGTGGCTAAGTTTGTCGCACGCTCGTAATCGTATGTGCGGGCCAAAGCTGTGCGCGCACTGCGGAAATCAGTAACCAGTTTTGGGTCCGTAATGCTGTTTTCAATTGCCGTTTCCAAAGCGTTGGCTACGCCCATGTTGATGTCGGCGCGTGCAATGGCTTCTGGCGATGGCGGGTTAATTCCAGCGGACTGTTGGTTGTAGATCGCTTGCGCGTCGCGGCGTAGCTGTCGGATGCTTTTAACTGCTGTCTCACCAGTTGTACCCGCTTGAAGCTGGCCTTTAATGGTGTCCAAAAAGTTGTTAACCGCCGCCGCTTGCCCCGTGTCACCAATCATTGGCGTAACGCGCAAACTGTCGATACGGCCCAACACCGATTCGTCACCAGCAACTGTTGGCAACGCCCGCACTTTGTCATATGCGCCGCTGATGGATGGCGCATTACGGGCTGTATCAAAAGCTTTGGCGTCTAGTTTGGTGGTTTCGGGCAAGCCCATGTCTTCGCGCGCGACTTTGCTTACCTGCGGCAAATTAATTTTTGATAGATTACTTTGCAAGCCTGTAGTGCCAATAGCCCCTGTGCGGACGCGGTTAGCGGCAGTGGGTTTGGAAACCGCTGGGTCAAGCGCAAGGCCCAATTCAAGCGCATCTTTAGCTGCATCGATGCGCGGCGCGGCCAGTTCGCTTTCTTTGACGCGCTGCGCTTGGACGCGCTGCTGGCGCGCTTCAATTGGTGCCTTGACAACTGGTGCGACTTGCTGCACAGCAGGTCCGGCAAGCGTTGCCAAATTACCCATCATGTTTAGCGGTACGCCTTGCAAACCAGTGCGAGCAAGAGTATTGCTAATTGCCTGTATCTGCGCCTCAGACTCAGGGCTAACAGGCGATTGAAAAAACTGCTGCACCTTGCGGCCAGTTTCTTCACCAGCTTTAATGCCTTGCTGGGTGCCAAATTTACCGCTGGTCAAAGTACCAAAAATTTTGGCACCTTCTACGATAGGCGCTGTGATTGCACTGGTGCCTAGCGTAACCGCAGTCTCCAGCGGTGCCATCAACTTACCAAAGAACCCAGACTCAGGGCGCTCGGGCGCAGCTGTAGCCGCAGGCGCAGCGACGCTGGAGCCTGGGATTTGATCTACGCGGGTGCCTGTGCGGCGAGGTAAAGGAATACCCCCGGATGTGGCTCGCAAGTATGCGTCTGGATCAAAAGCAACTGGCGCTGCTGGAGCCGGTGCTTTTGAAAGATATGCGTCGGGATCAAAAGCCATTATCGCGCTCCCAGCCGTTGTTTAATTTGTGCTGATCGAGGATCGTTGGGGTTGCTGTTTGCCCAGTTAAGGGCCTCTTGGTCTTGCGGCGCTAACTTAGGTGCTGCGGCCGCAGGGGCGCTACCGGCCTTGTATGAATAGGTTGAATCGTAGGCTTCTCGCATACGAACTTTGGCACCTTCAATTGACGCAACTGCTTCGTCAATTGCTGCTCGGACATCTGGCGCGTCTTGACGGCGGTCGATAGCGGCAAACGAAGCCGTAAGCTGCTTACCTTCTTGGTTAGACACGTTACCCAATGCGCCGCCAGTTTTGGAAGCATCTCGCATGTCTTGCAAAGCTTGAAAGCCACCCTTGGCAACAACTTTGTCGTACAGCGCTTGTGCAGCGCGGCCATCGGCGGTAAGACCGGGCAAACGGCCTGCTGCAATACCGGTGATTTGCGACAAGCCTGGATGGTCGCGCAGCGCTAAAAGGTCTTTAACAAATGACTCCGACTTGGCTGCAAATCCTTTGACTGCGGCAGTTGCTTGGGGCAGCGCAGCCTCCCGCGTTTGAATTTCTTTCGGCGATAACGACTCCATTGCAGCCGCAGGCGTCATTCGGTTGCGCAGCGCTTCTTCGCGGCTAACCAAAACTGGCTTACCTGTTGCTGGATCAACAACAGCCACGGGCGCAGATGGTTGTGGGGCTTGCGCAGGTGTGCGCCCAGCTTCTTTAATCCGACGCTCATAATCAAAAAGATTGCCGGTAAAGCCTTGCGCTTTAGCTGCGTTAAAGTTTCGGATCAAGTCCGTGTCTTGGCGCTCCGGCGCAGTAAACACGACCCTGCCACCTTGCACCAAAGAGCTGCCAGGTGCAACCGGTTGCGGCCTTAAATCGGCAGCGCTTGCACCAGATTGGGCAAAGATTTGTTGGCGGTCGGCAGCCGGAATAGCCAACAATTGTTGAACCGTGGCCTGCGCTTGCTCAGGCGTGTACAAGCCTTGCAGCACGGCATCCTCACCAAACGCAGTAATGTTTGCATCTGAAGGGTTAGACGACAAATCGCGTTTCAAGTCGGCTAAAAACTTGCGCTGTTTTGCTTTCAATTCAAACTCGGAAGTCGATGCAGCGGCGCGGCTGGCGGCGGTCGCCGCGCCGCTTGCTTCCGCTGCTGCGCGTTCTTTGCGGTAGGCAATACCCAACTGAGGGTTGACGCGAAACAACTGGTTCTCGTAGTCAGCCTCGGCTGGGTTCAACTGGCGCAGTGCGTTACGCTCTTCAAGCGCCGCTTGCGCCTCTTGCATCTTGAGTGCGTTCAGTTCCTGCGCTTGACGGCCACCTTGAATCTGCTGAATCTGGGCGAACTGTGCCAGCGCGTTCGGAGCCTGGATTTCAGGCTGGCGAAAGCTCATTGCAATGTTGGGGTTAACGAGTGCCATGATTTATTCCTTACGCGCTGGTGCCATACTCAAACCGACCATATGGGTCTTGATACCCGCCACCACCGCCACCGCCGTAACCGGCGCCGCTGTTTCGGTCACGCAACGCCTGCTGCAACAGCGAATTGGTCGCTTGGTTTTGTTGATAGTTCATGTACTGACCAACACCGCCAGCGGCAGCGTTTGCCATACCCATGTAGCCAGATGCGCGGGCTTGAGCACCAGCGCCCAGCGCTTCACCTGCGCCAGTTGCGTAGTTTTGACCAGCTTGACCTAGCGCATTGACCGAAGTCTGACCGACACCGGCCAGCGACTGCAATGGACCCAGACGGGCTTGGCGCTCGGCTTGGTAACGGTTGAATGCGTTTTGGTATTCTTGCGAGGCCATGCCTTGGCCGTACTGCTGCAAGGCACCGCCAGTGTTGCCGCTGATCAGGCCACCTCTAGCAGCAGCACTGCGCTCCAGCGCTTTTTGACCTTGCTCGAAACGGAACCCGTAGCCGGGGTCGGCTTGGAACTGAGCCATGCCAAATGGGGTGTATTCGGACGCAGCTTCCAGCTTGCCCAACGCACGCTCACCGGCCTGACGCCACGGGGCTTGCAGTTCGATTTGGCGCTCAAACTGCTCGCGCTGAAGGTCGGCGGCCTGACCTGCGGCGCGAGACTGCGCTTTACTTGCGCTTCTAGATGAAGCTGCGCCTATTGCGGCGCTGCCCAAAATTGCTGCTGCGGTTCCTATTGCCATGATGTGACCTCTTTAATAAATGTGCGCTCCATCGGCGTAAAACCTGCACGAACGTACAGATTTTCCATCTTTTTTGACCGGCTGTCTTCAAGCGCAATCATAAAAAGAGCAGATGCTTTGCGCTCTTGCGCCCAATTTTCAATTTGTTTGAACATTTTACCGCCCGCACCGCTGCCCCGCGACTTCGGTGTCAGCCACCACCACAGCTCTTGCACCACTGTGGCCGAGGGGTTGAAGTACAGCGGATACGCCAGTGCCCCGGCTATACCTACGATTTCGCCGTCAATTTCGGCCAACCATATGCCCATTGCGTCATTTTGCAGCGCGTTCAAATAGAACTGCGCATACCCGTCAGGATCAAAATCAATTGTTCCGTGCATGGGTGATGCCATGTGGAATGTTTTTGCCAACACTGCGTACTGCGGCAGATCAGCTTCGGTGGCGTTGCGAATGATCATCTTGAGATTGCCGTGATAGTGGGCGTGCCCGAATACGTAATGGTCAGCGCGTCACCTGGTGACAAACCGAACATGCCGTAATACGAACCCGTGTTGTACTTGGTGCCAGTGCCGCGCTGGAACTCGACCCTGCGCACACCGCCGCCGCTGATCATTATGTCAATTGGGCGCTCTGTCGTGTTGCCGTACACCAAGGGCGAACCAGTCAACGGCACTGGTGCTGGCTCGTTTGGCGGCGTGTAGTCAATGTCCGACTCCAGCAGCGCCAGCAAATACCGATACCACTCACGCGAGATCAAACCGGTTCGTTCGTCAAAGAACGGAACCCTGTTTGACGGAATGTTGGTGTTGGCGTTAAGCATTTGTCGGCGACAGGAGCAGTTCTGCGCCCATGATGGCGATCTTAACGGGGTCAGTACCCGACAGCTCATACACCCGGTCGCGCAGCTTCATGGTCATACCCAGCCTGCGCCAGATCACCCGTTTGCCAGTCTGACCCGTTGTGCCCATGTCCTTGCCGTGGTAGTTGCTCCAAGTGTGCCCACCATCATCAGACCAGCGCAGCAGCACCACGGGCTGGGGGTTGATCGTCACACCTGTCTCGTCAATCAGGAAGTCATAGGACTCGGTGATGATGTCGTCCTCGTCCTCGGTCGTTAAGAACACCGGCTGGCTGACAGGCGGCAGCGTAAACCCCACCTCGCAGTCGAGCTGCATGGAGTGCTGCGCTGTGCGCTTCAAGTTGTTCTGGCTCGTGGGCAGCGCCCGCCACGACCGAATCCATTTTTGGACGCCGCCGTTGTCCGAGTAGACGTCCAGATCGAATGCGTAGATGTTGCCGTTCTGGAAGTCACCGACCAGCACCTCACCATTGAACACGGCGCGGCAGTTGGAGCGATGGCGAATGAACTGGTCATTGGCCCAGCTACCGCGCTCATGCCACGCCTGTGTCGAGGCGTCATACACCCATGTGGCGTTGGCCGATGGGAACGTCAGCACGTAGAAGGCGTGACCCTCTTGCTGGTACGTGTAGGCAATCGCGTCCGAGATGACATCGTACTGTGCGATAGCGTACTCAACAGCGTGCGTGGACACCCGTGTGCCGGTGTAGCCGTTGGCACGGTACACGATGCCCTTGCCTCGGGCGTCAGCGCCCAGCCAGAACAGCGAGTTGTCCAGCTTGGCTACCGAGTACGTGGCAGCGCAGCCAATCTCGTTGAACGCGCCTTGGATGCGCTGGAAGGGCACGCCTGGTGGCGGCAAACCTGCGTCATACCAAACCTCGACCGAGTTGCCGCCAAACAGCCACAGCTCGTTGTGGTCAGCGATCAGCGACACCAGTCCGTCAGGAGAACCTTCAGCGTTGGCAACGCTGGCACCGTCCAGCACCGTGCCGTCATAGGACTCGGTGACCCAGAACTTCTGGCTGTTGGGTTCGTTGAAAATAAAGTACCCGTCGATGAACGTGACTGTCTGCGCCCGTGGGAATGACGAGTTCTCGACATAGGTGTTGGCGACTGCGTTGTAGACGTAGCTTGGTCCGTTGGCTGCGATGAACAACTGGGTGCCGTTCATCGCCATCGACACGGGGCCGGTGTTGCCCACGATGCCAATGAACGTGGCGGCGTAGTTCTGGTCCACCTTGTACAGCTCGTTGCCGGACACCACGTACAGCCATTGGCCGTACTCCAGCATCCCCCGCACGGGGCCAGTGCCCACGGCGGTCACCAGACGCAGACCGGGCGCACGGTTCAAAAACGCCGGTTCCTTGCCACCCTCGGGCACAACCTCGGGAAACAAATTAATCATTTTGTTGTCAGCAGCATTTGTGCTGCGGGCAACGTACGAACTGCCCAATATAGGAGACTTCATGCTATACTACTCCTATGTTGAACATATGTTAAAAGACAAGCACCATGAAAATAACGCCCGAACACGTTCGAAATGTGCTTGATTATGATCCTGCAACCGGTATTTTTTGCTGGCGTAAAAAAGTTGCTCAGCGAGTGCATGTGGGGGATTATGCAGGCAGCAAGCACCATAGCGGGTATTTGAGCATATTTACTCTCGGTAAAAGTCATAGGGCGCATCGATTGGCATGGATGCACTATTACGGAGAGCAACCGCCAAAATTTGTTGACCACATAAACGGCAACCGATCTGACAATAGAATTGCAAACCTTCGGGCGGCTACTGCAACAATGAACGCCGAAAATAGACGCGGTGGGCAAAAAGGTTCTGCGTCTGGGTTGCTCGGTGTTGCTCGGAACGGAAACAATTGGCAAGCGTACATTCGCGTTCAAAAAAAGCCGACCTATCTCGGGACGTTTAAAACGCCTGAAGAAGCGCATCAAGCCTATCTGAGTGCAAAACGTATGTATCATGCTGCTTGTACAATATGAATACTTAAGTCAATAGTTGCCAGCAAAAATATTGAAGCGCTGGCGTGTCGCCACAATGGCGTATGGCAGCGACATCACATCGTCAGGGTTGTTGATGCGTTTCAGATTGCGCTTGCTGGTCATGGCGATGCGCTGCACCTGTGGGCTTGGCTCCAAGCCAAACTCAGGTGCGATCTCCATCGCTAGGTTGTACGTGAACGCCCGCAGGTAGCCTGGCGGGAACAACAGCACCGTTGCCAGCCCAGCCGGATTGTCCAGTTTTTGCACGGACACAAAATGCCATTCCAAGTCCCGTGTGGGGCGTGGGTAGACATACATATCAATGTTTGGAAACGTGTTGTTGACGAAAATTACTTGCGGGTACGTCGAGGTCACGGTCTTAACCGCGATGCCGTTGTACTGCTGCTGGTTGATGAACTTGACGCCGAACGACACGCCGGTGCCGGGGTCGCGGTAGTACGTAGAGTCATCCAGCAGCACGGGGCGCAGGCCAACAAAATCACCAGTTGGGCCAAGGGTGCGGGAGACAAGGCCAGCGGGCCAGGTAAAGACTTGATCTTGGGTGCAGAACACAGACAACCGTTCTGTGTCCCATGAATCAATCATCTGATTCATAGCCATCAAGGCGTCTTGGGATGTTTCGGCTGACGGCGTTTCGCCTTCTGCGAGTACACCTAGCAATCGCAGTGCCCGATTTATTTGGTCGCCAGCGGTGTACGTTGCCATGTCAAACTCCTTCGGTTTCAGCCTTACGGGTATATTTGCGCTTTACCACAAGCGTGTTAGCCGCTTCTTCAGGCTCTGAAGGCGTGTCAGGATTGTATCTCACCCAACCATATTTTTCATCATGTTCGGCCTCGGCCTCCATGTATGCAATTTTTCGGCCATGAGTGGGGTGTTCGAGGTAAATGTGCATGATGAGAACGGGGTCCGAAGACCCCGTTTGGTTTACAAAACGTGGAGTACAACAAAGTTGATTACAACAGCTTCAGACAACGCGCCGCCCGAGAGGTTACGCAATGTGATTGTGCAGCTTCCAGTAGATTTACCAGAAACCCAGCAGTTGTACGCACCAGCAGTAGCACCAGAAGAAACGCTTAAAGTTACAACGTCTTTTGCGCTAATGCCGCTGTTGGTCAGAGTGAACGTGACGTTTGTGGCGTTTGCCAGTTCAGCTCCGTTCATTGTGATTTGACCAGCAGATTTGTTCAAAGTCACGCCTGTCGATTTGCTTGTCAATTGGGTCACTGTACCGCTTGCTTCTGCGGTGTAACCCAACTCGCCACCAGACATCACAAAATTAGACCCAATAATGTCTTGGTCTTCAAAAGCAACGCCAATTGGTTTGGTATTAGAAGTCATAATTGTTTCCTTAAAAACAGGGGCAGAAGCCCCCGTTTAGGTTTAGGCTACGCGGTACAACGTCCAAGTGCCATCGCCGGTTTTACGGGCGCGGAACTGGGCAGAGGTGGCGGCAGACACAGCGGCTGCACCAACAATGGTCCATCCTGTGCCCACAATAACAGTAGCGGCGTTGGTCGCCCCAGTGTTAATGATGGTGAAGTCAAATGCTGCGTCCACTTTAGAAGCGCTGCTGATGTCAGCCTCGACCAGAGCCACAGTGGGCAAGGTCAAGTTGACGGCTGCGCCGGTGTATGTGAACAGGCCATTTGCCAGTTGAGCCGAGGTCAAAACTGCTGCTGCGGTCAGCGCTGTGGGAGCGCCTTGCACAAACAGTTGAGCTTCGCCGATATTGCCGTCACCTACTTGGTAACCGCCTGCGCCGTTTGGGAGTGCCATGATAATTTCCTTTCAAGATTAAAGTGAGCGAAAGGGGGCCGAAGCCCCATTCGGTTTAGCCCCAGATGCGGCAGGCCATTTGTGGACGGATCGTGCTGAAGCCGTACAGAACGTCAATACGGCAAGGCAGGCGGTCGTTGTTGATGTCGTACTGACGAACAACGCGCAAGCTGATACCGTTGTGGACGGCACGGGCGGCCATGTCAACACCTTGTGGCAGCAGCAAGTCGGCTGTTGCAAAGGTGATGGCATCTTTGTGGTACACCAAGTTCTGAGCGTAGGCAGTAGAAGCAGCGCCCACGAAGGTCACAGTCTTGTTGTTGCCAGGCAAAGTGTTCACGGTAGCCAGAGCGTGTGCAGCCGAGTAGATCGGAGCAACAGTCACGGTCCATGTACCGGCAACGGCAGTGGAGTCAGCCAAGGCCACGAACTGGAACAAAGAACCAGTGGTTTCGCGGGTCTGTGGGTTGACAGCAAAGCAGTCAGCGATTGTGAACACGTCACCAGCCTTGATGGTAGTGGTCACCGAGGCTTGCGACAGGCTCAGAGTGGCAGCGCCTTCCGAGGTCACAGCAGCAGCGGTCACAGTGGCGGCAGATGCGTCACGCGAACCAGTGGTGAACTGCTTGATCGACTGAGACATGTTGATTTCTTCGTAACCCAACACGCCAGTGCCCATCATGCCGTTCTTAAACTGCTTGCTGATGGTGTCGGTGGGGTTGAACAAACCTTTCATGCCTTCAACCAAACCAGCGTTGGCGGCTGGGTTGACGGTGGCGTAACGTGGGGACATCACGGCAGCGTTCTCGTTCAGCTTCTGCTGGGCTTGCAACAGCACCAAAGAAGTCGAAGGAGTGGTGCCAGGTGTACCGACGGTGTTGCCGATGGTCTTGAAGCAGTTGGCAACGTCAGCATCAATGCTGGAGGCCAACTGGCTGATACGAGGCTTGAGCACACGTTCAGCGAAGTCGTCCAACTGCATGGTCAATTCAGCGGATGTGAAGTTGACGCCGATGTGCTTTTGGTTGGCAACGGTCAAGGTGGTGAACTGTTCGTTGTCGTCCTGAACTTGCAGGGCGGCACCGTCGGTCACCAGAGCGCGGTCGGGCAAACGGATACGCAGTGTGGAGCCGATCTTGGCACCTTCGACAGCGAAGCTGTCGTCGTACTGACGGTTCACGTTGCGGGTAAGCACAAGGTTGTTTTCAAGGATCTCCAAAGCCTTGCGTGTGATCATGTCGATCGTGAGAATGCTGTTTGACATTTCAAAAGTCCTTTAAAAGTCAAAGTATTAGCGGGTCATCTGTGCTTGCATCTTCTTCATCTGCCGAGCGCGTTCAGCTTCAATCCACTGCGAGGCTGTCATGGTCTTGATAGACCGTGGGTCCGTAGTGTCGTGAGCTGGAGCGCCAGAGGCTCTCGCCGTAACAGGTGAAATCGGCGCTGGCGCTGATGTTGTTCGTTTTACCGGAGGGTCTGCTGCCAGTTTGGCCTCAATCCTTCCGATTTCCTTCGCCTGGCTCAAGGGCGTCATGCGTGAGATGCGATCTGCTTCTTTGGGGTTGGAGCCGAGGTAGTACGCTAACTCAGGGCCAATGTCAGAAGACTGGATCGTTTCGGCCATCACGTTTGTGATTGGTAGCTTGGGGTTGTAGGCGACTTGCTCGAAGTCGTCGTACTTGTCCCGCGCTGCTTCCTCAAGTTCCTGATAGCTTTCGAGGACTTGCGACTGCTGCTTGGCGGCTTCGCGTTTGGCGAGCAGTTCTTCTGCCTTCTGGTAGGCCAGCGCTTCCGCGTAGGCTTCAGGAGACTCAAACTGATCAACGCTGGCCGTCGAAGCAGACTTGACGATTTGCGTTTCCGCAGACCGTTGCGCTTGCTCTCGCTCCCACTTACGTTGCTCTCTTGCAAGGCGTTTGCTGATCATCGCGTCGATGTCGGCCTGGGTGAATTTCTTCTCCTCGGGCGTCTGCTCGGCTTGACTCTCAGCTACTTCCGGCGCGTTTTGCGCATCTTCCGGGACAGCCGTTGTCTCGGGCGCTGACGCGGATTCAACTTCCGCTAAGGCTTGAACTTCTTCAGTCATGATTGCTCGGGTTGAGCCCCGGTCTACTGGGCCGGTACAGTTCCTAGATTATGCGCTAAGAAGGCGCGGGGTCAATCGGTCACATTTTTAAGTGAACTTCTAAACATATCCTTTTACAGACCAATAGATCGTAGACGCTTGAGTGTTGAAAACATTAAGCGCATAGAACGAAAAACCCGTGGCTGTTATACCTCCAACAATACCGGCAACAGTACCACTACCATCGCCCGAAGTCAGTTGCACATTATTAGGGTCGGGAGCAAATGAGTACGGCGCGTCAAAAGTCACGCTCGTTAATGTTGACCGATACAAAGAGCCGTAGGTAGTCCAGCCAGTGCTCGCGGTGGTCGCGGAGCCATATTGCTCCGTTAGCGCAACAGGCACATTGACAGCCCCAGATTGATCCACTGGGATCGTAATCGCGTAGTAATTGTTTAGCCCAACTTGACCATTTGTTGGATTGGTTAAAGCAACTCCAACGGAGGTAGCGCCCGCGCCAACAAACGTGTTACTAGACACGATG